TCTTTACTCTTAATTAAATATTTATTAATCTTGAGAAGGGGTGGGCGCAACTGCCCACCCTTTTTTATTTAAAACATAAAATATGGCGTGTACATTAACAACTGGTCGTGAATTACCTTGTAAGGATTCGGTTGGTGGCATTAAAGCGGTTTATTTAGCAGATTATGGTTCTTTAGGAACATTGACTGTAACCTCTGGTGAAGTAACTGCTATTAGTGCCGTTGCACCAACACTTTTCCAATTCGATGTAAAGGGTAATTCAAGCCTTGAACAAGCGATTACAAGTAGCCGTGAAAACGGAACTACTTTTTATGAGCAAACTTTGAACTTAACTTTGACTAAATTAGATTTAGCAACACAAGAAGAAATTGTAACTATTGCCAAAGCAAGACCACACGTGTTCGTTGAGGATTACAATGGAAACTATTTCTTGGTAGGTGCTGCTCACGGTGCGGACATTTCTGGTGGAACTATTGTAACTGGTGCTGCTATGGGTGATTTGTCAGGATTTACTTTAGTATTTACTGCACAAGAAACACTTCCCGCTTATTTTGTTACTGCTTCGATTGTAACTGGTAATGCAAGTGCTACTCAAATAGCACCATAAGTAATTTAAATTAAATTGAAGCCATCTTTAATTAGGTGGCTTTTTTTTTACCCCAAATTCAAAATAAATTCGTTTTATAAGTATGAAGATTCTAACGACAAGCACTTCTGCTCAATCGCTTAAAATTATTCCAAGAGATTATCAAAGTAACATTGATGTTATTTTAAGAGATAATAGCACGAATACAAGCACAACTTATGCAGTTTCTACTTCTACAAGTGGTGATTATATGACTTTTGACTTAACTTTGGCGTTAGTAGAAAACAGATTTTACGATATGACTTGTAAATTTGGTAGTGATGTTATTTATAAGGATAAAATCTTCTGTACTGACCAAGTGATAGCTGATTACACCGTAAACGAAAATCAATACACTACTGAAAATTCATACGATAACGATTATATCATATTATGAGCATTAAAATAGTTGAATTAGCATCTTATACTGCGCCAAAGATTACCGAAAACAAAAGAGATGAATGGGTTTCTTATGGTGATGACAATAATTACTATCAGTATTTGATTGACCTATATAACGCATCACCTACTAATAACGCTGCAATAAACGGAATCAGTCAAATGATTTTTGGTAGAGGTTTAGACGCTACTGATTCTTCAAAGAAGTTAGAAGAATATGCAATGATGAAGGCTTTGTTTCACGATAATTGCGTAAGAAAACTTTCCTATGATTTAAAATTAATGGGGCAATGTGCTATGCAAGTAGTTTACGACAAGCCACACAAAAGAATTATAGAAGTTGCACACTTTCCTATTGAAACATTAAGAGTAGGTAAGGCAAATGAAGAAGGAGAAATAGATGCTTACTATTATTTTAATGATTGGTCTAAAATTAAGCCAAGCGACAAACCAATGCGATTTAGTGCGTTCGGCACTTCTAAAGACGAAATAGAAATACTTTGTGTTAAGCCTTATCGTGCAGGTTTTTATTATTATTCGCCCGTTGATTATCAAGGTGGTTTACAGTATGCAGAATTAGAAGAAGAAATATCTAACTATCACCTCAACAACATCAAGAATGGTCTTGCGCCATCTATGATGATTTCCTTTAATAACGGAGTGCCAGATGAAGAAACACAAGAAATTATAGAAAGAAAGATTCAGCAGAAGTTTAGCGGAACAAGCAACGCAGGTAAATTTATTCTTAGTTTCTCGGATAATGCAGATAGTCAAGCTACAATGGAAACGGTACAACTATCAGACGCACATAATCAATATCAGTTCTTGAGTGATGAATCAATGCGTAAAATTATGGTAGCGCATAGGATTATTTCGCCAATGTTATTAGGCATCAAAGACAATACGGGATTAGGAAATAACGCAGACGAACTAAAGACTGCTTCTATCTTATTTGATAACACCGTTATTAAGCCATTTCAAGACCTTTTAATAACTGCCTTTGACAAAGTACTTGCTTTTAATAACGCTGCCTTAAATCTATATTTTAAGACCTTACAACCGCTTGAATTTGTAGACTTGGAAAATGCTTTAACTAAAGAGCAAGTAGAAGAAGAAACTGGTCAAAAGTTAAGTAGCGAATTAAACGACTTAACGGATGAAGAATTTGAAGCGTTAGAAGAAGATTTGCAAGGCGAAGTAATTAATGATGAATGGGAACTTGTAGACAAAAGAGAATATTCAGAAGAAAACGAATCTGTTGAAGATTGGGCAAACAAATTGATTAAGGAAAAGAAAACAGGATTACAAAAGTTAGCCGACCTTATCAAATCTAAGCCAAGCGATCCAAGTTTTTTAGATAAGTCATATTATAAGGTTCGTTATGAATATGCTGAAAAATATTCAAGTAATAATTCAAGAACATTTTGTCGTAGAATGATGGCAAGAACGGGTAGGGGTGTGGTTTATCGCAAAGAAGATATTGATCAAGCAAGTTTTCAAGGTGTAAATAATTCCTTTGGGCATAAAGGACAAAACTATTCGCTTTTCAAATATAAAGGCGGTGTAAATTGTGGGCATTATTGGAATGAGAATCTTTATAGACTAAAGAAAAAAACCGATGGTACTTACTATGAAGATAAATCTTTAGCAAGTAGCGAAGAAGTAAAAGAAATACCAAAAAGCTACATTCCTAAAGGTGGAGAATACGAAACGGCTAAAGTTGCACCAAAGGATATGCCCAATAACGGACATCACCCTAATTACAAGAAATAAGATATGGCTACTGCGTTATTTATAAAAAGGGAAGATTTAGTAAGAAATAGCATTATTGATGGTAATGTAGATACTGATAAATTTATTCAGTTTATCAAGATTGCACAACAAATGCACATTCAAAACTATTTAGGTACTGACCTTTACAATAGAATAAGTGCTGATATTATAGCAGGAACTTTAACGGGTGATTATTTGACATTAGTCAATGACTATATACAACCTATGCTTATACATTTTGCTATGGTCGATTATTTACCATTTGCAAGTTACGAATTAAGAAACGGTGGTTTGTTTAGACATCGCTCGGAAAATGCTGATAATCCTACAAAAGAGGAAGTAGACTTTTTGACACAAAAGCATAGAAACTTTGCAGATTTTTATACAAGAAGATTTATTGATTATATGTCTTTTAACCAAAATATGTTTCCAGAATACAACACCAACACAAATGAGGATATGGATCCCGATAAAGACGCTAATTTTGTAGGATGGGTGCTGTGAAAGTAAGATATAAAGTAAAACCGATCAATTTAAAGAAATTGGCTGAATACTTAAAGAAAAAAAAGAAATGAATTTAACCGATATAAAAATATACGCCATTAACACAATAGCATTAGCGTTAAATTTTACTAATATAGAATTAGGCTTAAAGATTATTTTAACTATTGTAGCCATTGGTTACACTTTGACTAAATGGTGGTTAATGATAAAAGAAAAAAGAAATGGCTAACGAAATATATCATAGAAGCTGGTGGGGTGAAACATCAGATACATTTTGGGGTGATATTTACTATGAACCGAATATCACTAATGATATGTATGTGCGTGTAAGCTATTATGAGAATAGCAATGAAACCGATGAAATTTTGAACGAATTAATTTGTAGATTACGATGAGTTTACTAACAAAAGCAAGTACAGTTACCACACCTACCGCTTATTCGGAAGGTTTATTGCATAGTGTTAAGCCAGTAGTTAATTTAGGTAGTGAATTAGTTACTAATGGTAGTTTTGATACTGATAGTGATTGGAGTAAAACAAGTGCGGTCATTTCAAATGGCGAAGCAACTGTTACAGTTGTGGGTGGTGCATTTGCCAAAATATCTCAATCAACCACATACACAAGCGGTAGAAAATATCGTATTAAAGGAGATATACAAGGTTCATCAGGTTCTAATGGTAAGCAAGTTAGATTTATGGACAATGGTTCTAATATTGGTGGTTTAACTACAACGAATGGTGTTGTTACATTAGATGAAACTTTACAAAATATTGAAATTTTTTGGGTGGCTAATTCTAATTCAAATGGTGTATTTATTGAAAGAAATACAGGTACTGGTGATTATTCATTTACTATCGACAATGTATCGGTAAAAGAAGTTATTGGCGCAGATTTCGACTTTGCTCGTGCATCGTCAGCTACAAGGGTAAACGAACAAGGGTATATTGAAGATGTACCTTATAACTTGGTGCAGCAATCAAATACT